GTTACGTCGTTAGGATAGCAGTTAAACAAAGCCAAGAAGCTAAGTACTGTTTCGAGCATAAGAATCTCCTCATCATATTTCGCAGACTCCTGCTGTACAAGCCAGTGTTTGTACTCCCTCTACATTGTCATCCTCTTCAGACAATGAATCCCAATCAATATTGTTAGGCATCCTTTCATGTAGTATGAAGAAGTCCTGTTCAGAACACTCCTCGTATGGTGCTTGTTTGTATGTCCCACCATCATACGGCAGGAAGCTAACGCCACTGATATCATCAAAGTTCTTCCAGCACCACGCACCTACTTCAACCCACTCGTCCTCTTTAACAGAGATAGTGACTGATGGTTTGTGTTCGCACCAATGCTTCTGATATGTCATCCATAAGTCTAAATGCTCAATAGCAGTTAAGTTATCCCGTAGAGTTGCAGCACCAGGCGATCTTTTAGGAAAGCTAAACACAGTTGTAGACTCTGGACGCATTACACAATCTTCTGAAGGAATACCCTGTTCAACCATAAACGTAGTGAGCGGATCTTTCTTGTCACCCCTAACTCTTCTGATGTAATACTTAGAATGTCTAGGATGAATACCACTAGCACTATCAACCAACTGACTAACAGTGCCACTAGGCTTAACACAAGTGACGGCAGCAGGACAAGGGATATTGAGGTCATAGGCAAGCTGTATGCACTCATCAACTGATACCATTTTGAGTCTTTCGAGAAGAGTCTTGAGTTGCTCATTATTGTCTCCCAACATCTTGTTGTCCAGGATACCCGTCAGAGATACGCCTAGTAATCTTTCTTCTTCAGTGTTACGTTGCCATATCTTTCTGAGATACGGGAAGTGTGTCATAGTTGACTGGTAAACACCAAGTATTGTAGCCAGTCTAGCCTTACGTTCTAGGTCATAGATACTGTCATCTTGACGCACGACAACTTCTGACAGGTTACAGAACTGGTACGGTCTAAGGATAATCTCACTACATGGATTAGTCCCGAAGTCCTGTTCAGCGTCTCTACGTCCATTCTTAGCTGCTTGCTTGACTGCTGCTTCACGATTGAAGATACCACGTTCACCACTGTGGCTGTGATACAGGCTTGACCATTCGTTCATGAACTGCCCAACGTCAGGCTTCTCAGTGTACACAGCAGAGTTGTTAGCCAACGCACGTTGTGGGTTATCAGTCCACCACTGTCCTGTCTTAGCGTGACGCATCTTATCGTCTTCTAAATCAGATAACGAGATCATCGCTGAACGTCTTACTCCACCTACAACTACGACTTCAGCTACCTTACACATGATGTCGTGGCACTCTAGGGTATTTAGTTTACGCCCCTCAGCACCTTGGAACTTACGAATTACAAACTCAAACAGTTCATTTAACGGTCCTGGTCCACTAGCTCTACCACCAAAGGTTTTCAATCTAGCACCGGCTGGTCTAATCTTCCTAAGATCCCACTTAGGTATCTCACCAGAATAGAGCAATGCGATGACTTGTCTTAGTGATTTAGCCCATCCTTCTTTACTATCGGCTACCACAACAGTAGTCTCGGATTTAAATAACTTCTCCGGTACTTCAGGCAACTTGTTAACGTATTTCTGTTCAACGCTAAAGCCTACGCCTGTACCGCACAATAAAATGTACATCGCCTCGTCAAATGCTTTAGGGTCATCTACCGGCAAATAACTGCAATTGTATCCTGCTGTATTGTCTCTCTCTAACGCTTTACCAGCAGTCATAATTGAGCGCATGGAGGGGACTACTTCAAGATTTTTAATCGCCTCACGAAGCTCTGAATCAACCTCAACGGGTATTTTGTAGCTATGTTTAGATTGCAAGTGCTCGCCCATAAAGTCCATGTAACGATCCACTGTCTCAAACCAATTCTCTCTTCTATTCTCGCTGTCTAAGTATCTAGAATACCTAGACTTTGCAATATATTGCTGGTAAAAATCCATTAGTAAATTTCCTTCCGTAATATTTCGTATCTATCTTCAACTACATCTTCAAACCTGTCTAAAATATCTTCAGACGTTAAATCTAATAGCTCAATAAGGTCTAGCTCATTGAACTGCATTAGTTTTTCTTTTAGCTCATGGAGTGTCAGGGGTGTCATGCTTTTCCATATCCTCTATTTCAATAACTGCTAGGGTAGCATACCCAGAGATGTCCCTCCAAGAATCATCATAGTAGTAGTTACCGTTTAGTATCCTAGCCATCTTGTTGGCAATCATATCGAGACTCTCTCGCATGAACGCAGGCATGGTCTTGTAGTTCGGAGACTGCTGCATGATATTCTTAATGTCCTGACTAATCTGACTCACGTTCTGGTACTGCCCATATGTTGTTGCTCTGTCTTTTAAGATATCGTCTACCTCATTCATAAACCACACATCCCTTCACATTCGTTATCAAAAAGATCCATCTGACTGTCTGCTAATTTAGGCTTAAATTCTACTTGATCTAGTGGAGTACAAGATCTATGCAAAAACATCTCTCCTTTTATTCTGGGATTGTTTGTTGATCTTAATGCTTTATCAAAAGCTATTGCTTGTTCAAACTCTTTTGGAGTTCTGTCTCTAGTTTCTATCCAGTGATCGTCACTCTTATAAGGACAGAAGAAACAGGCAGACTTTTCAGGCAATGGATAATTGTTATCTTTAAACCACTGTAAGCATTGTTGCCTACTAATGTTTAATTCAATAAGAGGATGTCTATTCTCAATGTATTTATCTCTTGACGGTTTCATTCTTTGAATTTCGTCAGTAGATATTCCTATCCATTGTTCAACATATTTTCCTTTAGGAAATCTTTTACCGAATTCAACACCACAAAGCTCTCTAACTTTTCTCCTTACTGGTTGTATTTTATATTCGTTAGTACACTGCCTCCTTAACATTCCTTTACTACCGTCAAGGTTTTTAATAAAGAAAGGTGCTGACGCAAACCTCTCACCTTCCTTCATAGTATCTTCTGTTAAGTTTCCTTTCTGTACTACATAAATAGGAAAAGGTAACTCTGATTTTAAAAACTCTAAATAAGAATAAATAGAATCAGGTTCTGCTCCTGTGTCAGCAAAAACTGCACAGTCAGGCATAGGAAGTTCACCTTTAGCAGCCATTAAAGCCATAGCTGAGCTTTGAACCCCTACTCCTAAACTAATTACGGTTAGTATTTTTTCCATACTTCTTCCTTAAGTAAGTTAGACTGACAGGCATCTCATCAAAGCTGCCGTTGTTCACTTCATTCAACATCCAGATACCGGACCATGAACCGTTAGTCTGTGGTGTCAGGTAGTCCTCATCGTGTTGGTAACAGATACCAGCAAAGATACCAGTGATTCTAGTGTCATCGGCTTTCTTACTAAACGCTATTGCTCGGTCCTGAACGTGTCCCATAATACAACTCATGTGTTTCTTCTGTAATAGCAAGTTAGGAGTAGTGACTGATCTACCCATTACACCAGATGTAAAGTAGTGGGAATACGCAATGTTATCAATAACCTTAACATCCAAGAAGTCTTGAACCTCCCAGCCATATTTGTCAAGATTGAAATCGTTGTATCCAATTAACCCTTCCAACTTTCTGTCTGAATTTATAGCCCTCTCGATTCGTTGTTCGTGATTGCCTATCAGAAAAATAAGTTTAGGATTCCATGCTTTTCTCTTGTTTCGTTTTAACCTATTAATCTCATTGACAATAGGTTTCATTAATCTATCCATAGCTAAGTTGCCGGCTATGATGTCTGCTTGGTATGTCCTACCTTCAAACGCTTTCTTGCCGATGTCGTAAATGGACAAACTAGGCATATCCCAGTGATCTCCTAGGTGGACAATAACATCAGGCTTCTTCTCTGCTGCGTACTTACCTACCCACTCTAAATGTTCAGTAGGAAATCCAGGTTTACATTGGGTGTCAGGTATTACTAAGTGTCTCATGCTGCTCCTTTAGCAGTTGTATGAAATATTCTGCATCTATAACTACCAGTGGTTTAGATCGATTCTGTTTGATTACGACAACAGGTTCTCTATCTTCGGGACAATTGTCAGCAGCTTGCGAGTAGAACCCGTAGACTGCTATTGATTCCCTTGACTTACATTCAACCGATATTCCTAGC